TAGCAATATCTTCTGGTTTTGATAATCCGTCCAAAAGAGAATAATGACTGTGAACATGTAATGGTATATAATTTTTCATTCAACGCTTCCTGGTGCTTTGTAATATCCAACATTATAGCCTGGAACTGTGTACTCGTCAACCACATTTTCCATGCCTTTGATTTCAATTTCGTGCTTAATTTGTTCACACATTGTCATAGGATTATTTTTATTACAAATTTGATTATCTCTATATTCAATTATTGGTAGAATATTATTGGATCCATCAAAACTGGTTTTGCCATAATGACATAATTTTGTACATTTCCAACTTTTATTTAATCTTGGTGTTGTGGTTTTTTTAATTCTGTCGAATTTTTCTCTTAATAGATCTTCTGTTTTTAACAGATCTCTTTTGTCGAAAGTCATACTGAATGGACCTCCGTCATTGATAAAAAAGATTGTTACAATACAATTATCTATTTTTGGATATAGTTTTTGTACAGCATAGAAGTATATCATTAGCTGTGGATCAACTTCCAATTTCGATTGTGTTTTTTCCTCGCCAGTTGCCCAATTTAATCTACGTCCGGTTTTCCAATCGATAATTTCAAGTGTCGAATTATTAACCTTAGTAATTAAATCTATTGTGCCTTTAATAGCTAAATTACCATTGATTTTACCATTAGGAGTATCATAACTATACTTAGCCCAAGGCTTATTAATTGTAATATCGAATTGCTGCTCTGGACACAAGATATTTCTTTTTCTCGGATCGAACATACCACCACCATAATCAATAGCCTTATAAGTCCAGGCATAACAATCTTGGTAGTCTCTAGTTGTCCATTCGTGATGATTGAAATTTTGGGTATAATGTTTATAAACTATCTCAATAATTCTGTCTAAATTATATAAATTTATGTCAACATGACCAGCTATATCATCAACAAATTCTGTTCCTCCATTTTGTTGAGTAAATTTAATAATTGCTAATATTTCTAAAACCTTATGTACTATAGTACCTTTATCAGCTTTTTTGTTTGATGGGCCCTTATATCCTAGCACATAATCAAAAAAATATTGCTGTTCACACATACTGTGTGTGTTATATGATGAACTTCTAAAGTATGTAATTAAAATGAGAGTATTCCTTTATCTATAAGGAAAGAATGTATTAAGCTATTTTGTTCACCAATATTCAGATTTTGATTATCTATAACAAGATCAAAATTACTAGAAGGATAATTCTCTGGATCTAATGCTATTTCACTATCATGATTAGAGTTATAAATATTTCTATTTAATTTGATTACAACACCACCAGCATTTTTGACAGCTTCAACTTCATTTGGAAATCTACAATCGGCTATTAATGCTAAATCTATATTATAAAAATTAAAATCGTTTTGTATCTTAGTTAGGGTAGCAGACGCCCATACATTTGTTTGCAATTTTCTAAAAATATCAGTCCCAACAAGTTGCATGACCTCTCTAGCTGAGAGTTGTTTGCCGTCCCAATAACAATCAACAAGTTCGTTTTTATGCTCATCTGTACCGTAACACTGATTGCGAGTTAAACCAAGTATATTGATACATATATCATTTTTTAATGGATCAGCAAAATTGTATATGTTTACTTTTTTAGTCATAGAACTTGTAAAAATATTCGATACAAATTCTGCTGATGTTGTTTTGCCGGATTGTTTCCGCCCAGCAAAAGCTATTATTTTAATCATATTTTTTGTCCTATAATTGTTTTAATTTCATTATTGATTTCTTCTTCTGTCATTTCTCCGATATCATTTTTTGATATATTTATATTATATACCTTATATGTTTTAGAGCATTTACTATATATGGTTTCAGCGGCTTTTTTACCAGCATCATCTTTATCCATAATAATAAATAAAGACATTGCTCCAGAAGCATCAAGTAATAGTTTTTGTCTAGTACTTAAATTAGTACCAAAAATAGCCACAGAGTTATGTATACCATTTTCTTCAAGTTTCCATACGTTACCAGGACTTTCAACAATAATAGCGTAAGATGTTTCTGTTATATGTGGTTTAGCAAACCAAAAGTTGTATAAATATTCTTGCGCTTTAAATCCATTGTTGTGTTTCCATTTAGAATATTTCCATTTATTCTCCTGATCTGGACAAGCTAATTCTGGATTATGAAAAGATTGACATTTGGTACATTTATCATAGATGCTTCTACCAGTGCATCCAATCATATATTCATGATCATTATCATAAATTGGCACGACTATACGACCACTCATCTCCTTCCCTTCTTTAGTGCATAATCCAACGTCGTATCTATCCAATATTTCTTTAGAGTATCCTCTATTAATATAATAATCAGGAATTAATGACAAGGATTGTCTAATTGTTGGTCTAGCTATTTGATCCTTAAATTCTGCTTTAGGAGCAACCAGATAGTTAATAGTATTAGTAAAATTCTGCTTATCTTTTTGAGTGCTTGATATTTTAATATCTTGCAAACTTTTATTTAAAAATTTTGTACAGAATTCAACCGCCTCATTAAATGGACACATATTGTCTCCACTTTTTTGCCAATTATATTTCTTATTCGAAATAATACCCCTAATAAAACCGATAATAGATCCTTTGAAGATCTCTTCACAATTATGAGTTCTGCATTTCCAATTACCTCTGTATGTATCACCATCGGGATAAATATTAATAGCAGATGGATTGTCTCCACTATGAATTGGACAACTCATAGTTAGCATTTTACCATTATGCTTATAATCTATATCAAAAGCATCCAGGATATTTTCTATATCATCACATAGCATATCGCATAATACTTTAAGCTTATGTTGATTATTAGTTGAACGGTATTGATTCTTGATCGTTTTCATTGACAATAAAATTATTATTTTGAGGACTATTAACCAATTCCAACCTAGTTTTACCTTCCGTTATTTTGGCACACCAGCCTTTCATATGACAATTAATATAATCATTGTCTTCTAGTCCACCACCATGCCTACTAACTATTGGCAGTAATTTTCTATTCCCATTATCTGGACCATCTTCTGCTATTTCTTCGTCGGTTTTACGTTTGAAGATTGTAAAATTACTACACAACCAAATAATTCTATCTGATCCAGAGGCTGTGTCTGTTGTTTCTTTTGTAATACCATCTCTATTTAATTGAACAAATGCAACAATAGGGACTCCATAACGTGTTGCAAAATTATGTAAGCTGGTCATCATAAAACCCAATATTTGATATTCTTTAAGGTCTTGTGAGATACCAACAGAATCCATTAGTTTCAAATAATCATAAAAAATTACACAATCTTTTGCTGTTCCATCGTCATTGAATCCAACCTCTTTGATCAACCATCTTCTCATAAGCGATACTTGATCTTCGAATGGCATACCAGCAATTGATTTGTGATATATTTTTAATTCTTGTAGTCTACTTGCTGCTTTTTGTATTTTTTCTTTTTTGCTTGGAGAAGTAGAAAATTTACCAGTTTCTATAGTATTTATTTCTACTTCTGTCATCATAGCAAGCATTCTATTGATATGATCATCCTTGGTCATTTCTGTATCTAAATTTAGTACAGGAATATTATGTTTTTCAGCTATATTGAAACTTAAATTATCAGATAATAAAGTTTTACCTGTTTTTGGTCGAGCAGCAATAACATTAACGGTGCTTCTTCGTAATCCGCCACCTATAGCCTGATCATAAATAGGAAATCCTGTAGGGATACCAATTTGATCGATAGGATTTTCTATAAGGTTGGTTATATATTTATCTATATCAGAACCAAGAGTAACTGGATTATTGTCTGTGTCATTTAATAGGGAAGTGAAATTAAATATCGCATCTTCTGCAATACCTATTATACTACCTACCGGTTCTGTTCCATTAATATCACTAATTTTTGTTTGAGCTAATTCTAATTGTTGCTCTAAAAGTCTTGCAATTTCTAATTTTCTAATTTTTGCAGCGAATCTTCTGACGTTTTCTATCTGAACAGGGAAGCTTATGATGGCTTGAAGATGCTGTACTTCTTCTTTTTTGCCAAGAATACTAGATAGACCCAATTCTTCTATTGCAGAAAAAATTATCCCTATATCCAATTTTGTTTTCGGATATTTTTCAAATATATGCTTAAAGCACTTGAATAATATTGCATTGCTATCAATAGTAAAAGATGATTCTTGTATTAAATCAGCAATATCAAAATAGGCATCTTCTCCATAATGGAAAATGCCTGCCAATATAGCTCTTTCGGATGATGGATCAGATAATTTCATATTTTTATCCAGCTGAGGATGAACACTTGTTACACTTATATCTTTCGACAGAATCGGGCAATAAAACCGGATTCACGGTTTCTTTTCTGCCACACACTCTACATTGTACATCCACAGAAGCAAATTGTCTAGCCCTAGGAACAGGAGGATGAACAGCTAATTTTTTATCAATAGCAATATCCTCTTTATGCATATTTTTTTCTGGCATGTCTGAGAATTTATTCGGTCTTGGAGCCTTGGTGGCTTTAACTTTTTTACTTTTGATAAAATCATTCTCAACAGCAATAGATTCGGCAGTATTATTTGTTGCTGATTGTTCTGGAAGCATACTTTGTAACATAACAATCATTTGCTTTATCTGTTCAGGAGTTAG